AAATATTTTTTTAACTTTAGAATCAAATTTTTCCGCATCGTCGCTCTTTTCAAAGCTCAGGCATCGCTTGCCGCGCTTCAACGACTCCTTGGGAAAATCTTCTTTAATCATCTGCGTCACGTACATCCAATCGAGCAACGGGTTGGGACGTTTGGTTTCGACGATAATGTTCAAGTTTTCAAAGCCGCGTTTCAATTTTTCGCGTCGAATGTGATTCTGCTGGCCGGTGATTACGGCAAAATCGTTGTCTTTGCGGCCGATGCAAATCATAGGCACCCTATTGTCGTCGGCGGGATATTTGACCGCTCTTTCGTTGACGTCGTCCAATTTATCCAGCAGCTTGTTGATTTGCTTGTCCTTTTGCAGCATTATTTCGTTGCTCTTAGTCACGGTTTCGTGCAATCTGCTGTACATGTCGTTGACGTTGTTCATCAACTTTTTCACCATAGCGTTATTGTTGTCGGTCAGTTTATTGATTTGCACGATCAAATTTTGAATTTGATCGTCCTTCTTTTGGATTTGCGTTTGAAACTGCTTCACAATTACATTGTCGCCGCCGTCGCCATTGTTCGTCAACGCCGAAGACGCCGAATACTTGCCGGTACACAAAACTTGCGGTATCACCTCTTCCAATAGCCATTCTTGTATCTCGACGGCGTACGACAGCTTACTTTTCATGATCAACTGTATGACGCCCGACTTGTTGATGAGCACCGTTTGCGGATGTAGATAGAGAATGTTGTTTTGAACCAACAAATTGTTGACGATCACCGATTGCGGTTGAGTTTCGTCGCTGTAGACCGTCTTGTACTTTTCGTCGACATGATCAGCCACCGCCTTTTTCGTATTCTCATACTTGAGCAGCGCGGCGATATCTTTGGCCACAAAGTACACTTGATTGTCGTTCTTGTTTATGATGTAGCGCAACTCGAACTCTTCGTCGCCGAACGTGAACAGACCCACTTTGACTATTGACATTTTCGACTGTGTTTCGGCACAGACACGGAAGGATAATGATACAAAAACGCCTCTATTATCGGTTTATATCATTGTATTATTCGTTCACATAATCTATTAACATTGTCGTCAGAATTATTGTCGTCGTCGTCGTCGTAGTTATCAATGTTGTCGTCGTCAAAGTATCATTTTATCTGTACCAGTCCGAGATAGATTAGATAGTTTATAATGTCGAGGATGGTGTATTGGATTTCGTCAACGGTGAGCAGGACGCGCATATCGCTGACGTTGTTCTTCAGCGTGAGAAAGTGTTCGAGTATGACGAGACTGTTGACGTTCGTGCAGACGGTGTTGTAGATTCCCGAATCGTTGATGGCCTCGATGTCGTTCTTGTTGAATCTGACCAGCGAAAACTCGCGGGGACAGAAGACGCTCGACGACTCGAGGTAATAGAAGAGCGTGCCGTCCAAATTGTACAGCAATACGTTCTCCGGTCTGATCAGGAACAAACGTTCCACGCGGTCCGGGGGAACGGACAGATCGTACACGTCGACGTACGCTCCAAACTGTAAAGTGTTCCTATGGTCATGTATTAATTTCAATACTTGTGTTCGATAAGGATTTAAATAGAGGAGCGCGATCAAAAAGACCAATAGACACAAGATGGCAACAGCGCCGATAACTGTCGTCGACGTCATTTTCAAAGATATCTACGAGTCCGTGGATAAGAATGATTACGTCGACACTTTGAACGATTCCGAAAATGTAATATTGGTGAATGAGGCTTTAAAATCTACACGAGTGATTAAAACTTACGAGAATTTCGTAAAGATACTCACCTTAATGACCAATACCCAAACTAAGACCAACGAACGCGTGGCTTGCGCCGCGTCTCACGAATCCGTCGCCGTGCAACCCCACGACTGGTACGTGAGACAAAATATTTTTCGCATGTTCGTCTGCCCGTTCGTGGACGCCGAGAACTATGAACGCATCAAGGACTACATATGCTTCGACAAGTTTATCGCCAGCAACGTGTCCGGCTACGCCAACAAGTGCGTTCGCGCCGGCGACTACTACTATTGGCCCAACATGGCCGTCGTCTATTGCGGCTGGAACATTTACCTCAAGAAACAGTTCGACATCGACATGGGCTGCACCATACCCCTCATCCACAACCGTCGTCTCGGCAACGTCAATCTGTTCCTCAACAATCCCGAGGATTTTTTGAACGTCGAGCTCAGCCTGACGAACGGCGACAAGACGCTCTTCGTCAACGGCCGGTCCCAGTTCTCGGAAAAGGACGACGACGACCTGTTCATACTCACGATGGCCGACGACACGGTGTGCAAGTGCAAGATAAAGCCGCAGTTGGTGTATAGCAATAAAAATTTTTTCGATTACCTCAAAGACGATATCAATCTAAAGAAATGCGTCACCTCCGACGATTACAAGGACCTGCTCGACGTCGATCTCAACAGTCTGCGAGTCTTCAACGAAAAGGTCATGGACAGTGCCGTCGTCGAGACCAACGAGCGGCTAAAGGTGTTTCGCAACATTACGCCGTCGAGCGAGAACATTAAAATCATGCAACATCACATCGTCGAATGCGTGGCCCTCGTCAAGGAGAGGATGATCGAGGTGATGGCGCAAACCGACCATGCGGACAGCAACGTTCTCCAAAATTATTTTTTGAAGAGCAACTTTGTCAATTTCGATTACATCATCATCGTGCTGTGGCGCACCATATCCAAGAACGAAGAGCTCAATTTCACCAAGACGGACATCAAGCTATACTTTGAACTGTTGTGCGAGACCATTTTCGGCAACAAGGGCGTCGCTTTCGAGACGGCGAAACGGAGATGCGAACCGTACTGCAAGCTGACGCCCAAGGTGTTTTTGCGGCTGTGCAATCATTGGTCGATATTCACAAACGAAAATCCTTGCGTGACGCTGGCCTACTATTACGCCATACATTTTTTGATCTACTGCAAGCACGGCAACTGGGAGTATACGCCCGAGAATGCCAAAACGTGCGGCACCGTGCCCGACGTCCTGTGCGCCGGATTCTTCAAAAAGATCGTCTCTTCGGGCAACATGACGTTCGTGTTCAACGGCAAACACTACGTGCTGGTGCGCAAAGACGACGATCTGTTCAAGCTGACGGAGAACTGCGCCGCCATCACGATGCCCAGCATAAAATTCAACAATTGGAAATACATGTACTTCACGGAAGAGGGCGTGTACAATCTGTTCATTAACGACTATCACAACGGCTGTCCGTTCATCATGGGTAATACGCTGTTAAAGTCGTTGACGCGCAAAAACGAAAACACCTATCTGCCCGAACGCGTCATACAGTACATGCTCGACAATGGCAAGAACGAAGTCGAAATTTACAAAATCTACCACATGGCCAAAGTGTGTCGCGAAATCAAGAGCGTCAAGAACAACATGACCGCCATCCTCGCCTTTAACAATTGTCCCCATTGCAAGTTTCAAGAGCAGAAAATGTTAAACGATCTGTTCAGAGAGATTTGGAACTATAGCCACAACGAATTGATCATCATCGGCGTGTATCTCAACGACAAGAAAATGTCCGATTTGATCATGAACCTCAAGTGTCACGAATGCAAAGAGTTTCAGTATGGAAAGCGCAAAAAGAAATGCTCGTGTCTCGACAAACTCGAAATCAACGTTAAAGCGTTCAAAGTGGTCTTGGCGATGGAGCTGTTTTCAAACTGCAAAGAACTTCTCGAATTGATCTGGTCCCTTCTGTACACGTCGTCGGTGTACAGTACGATTCTGATGGATTGCCTGAGCGCCGACAACAGTCTGATACACGAGTATGCGGACTTTTTCACATCGAACCGCACCAAGATCATCGAGCGGCTCTACGATTACTTGGACAAGATCGACTTTGTCGATTTGTTCGTCATCGATCTATCGTGTCCGAAAACTTTTTTAAACAAATTGAAAAGAAACAGTCATTATCTATATTTATAGATTTCATACAAATATCATGTAATGCTTGCTATAATGAATGTATGGGAT